CGGTCGCCCCGAGGTAAACGTAGACCTCGCAGTAGTCGTACCCAGCGGTATCGATTTCCGACGTGGTGAGACTGGCATTGTCCACGATGGCAGCCGGGGGAGTGACGCTCACCCACCGGGTGTTCTGTGCATTGATCATGTGGGCTCTCCTTACGAAGCCGGGGTCTTGAGCATGATCACCGGGCCAGCAACGGTACTGGTCCCCTTCTCATGCACGTTGATGTCAAACCGCTCAGTCCCACGGATGGCAAGCTGGTCATATTCGAAGTACCGCGATCCATCGACCGCCACCGAGATGCCACGCCGCGAACCCATCGAGGCCGCCAGATCGAGATTGCCGAGGTAGGCAATGCCGTCCGTCGAGGTCTGCGCCGTGGTCGTGGAGTTCATGACCTGCACGATCTCCACGGGGAACCCGAGGAACTGCAGGGGAGCACCGCCAGCGATCTGGGCCACCGTGTTGCCGCCAGCCGCTTCGGCCAGCCGCAGCATCGAGTTCGCCCAACCCACGCGGCTGATGTACCACCGCGCACCGTTGACAGCGTACTGAGGCAGCTTGCCCACCATCGCCTCAAAGTCTTCGAGGTCGAGGGTTGAGAACGCCGTGTTGCCGGTCGCGGCAGCCACCTCGCTGCCGTCCCCGAGGGCATTCTTGAGACCGACGATCCCCCCGTAGGTCGAAGTGCCGTCACCGTTGAAGAGGCACTCGTCCTCCTTGTCGGCGAATGCGTAGGCGATTTCCTGCGCGAGGTCGTCGGCAATCGAAATCACCGAATCCTCGTTGAGTTCGCTGGAGTACTTGGTCAGTACCGCCAGCTTGCGGGCCGTCAGACTGACGGTATCCCAGCCCTTGTCGCTCGCCGTGATCTCGGCGTTCTCGCTGACGAAATACGCCGTCACGCCAGACTGACGCCGAGGCACGATCAGGGTATCGCTGGCCATCGGACGAATCCGCAGAACCCGACGGGCAACGCCTCGCTCTTCGCGAAGGTCGATGATCGCGTTTTCCATCTGCTCCGGCACCAGATAGCCGCCAAGGCTGTTGGTGGTCGTCGAGAGGGCGCGAGTCTCGATGCCGTTGTCGGCACACCACTGGGCCGCACGCTGATCCCCGCCGAGGATCGCCAAGCACCATTGACCGGCAGCGTAGGCGCGGTCCTGTGCGTCGGGTCCACGGAAGGAACGCAAGGCACCGAACCGCCGCAGCGTCCGGATCTCCGGCTTGGGGGCGGGAGCCACAATCCCAGGGGCGGGAGTAGGAGCACTCCGTCGCCCTTCGCTGGCAGCCAGTGCAGCTTTCTCGGCGATCAGCTTGGAGAACCGGGCTTCTTCAGCACCGGCCTTGCCAGCCTCTTCCAGAAGCCCCTCGTACTTGCGGGTCTCGTCGTCCGTGAGGGGCCGACTCTTCCCGCCCTCGCCAGCGGTAGCAGCAGCCACCAGCACGCTTTCCGCTTCAGCCAACTTGGCCGAACGCAACTCGCGGGCCTGATCGGCCAGCTTGTTCAAGTCCATAATTGTCGTCTCCGATTTGGCCGACGACCACCAGATAACACATCAGGCGTGAACCGTCGGCAAGTGCGAACACCTGCTGACAATCCACGCCTGCAACGGCAATTGCGGATGTCTCGCGAACTTCACGCCATACCAACGGGCTGGGCTGTTTCGTTCGGCAGCATCAATCTGGATCAAATCGTACTGATCTAACCCAGCTTGTCAACATCATTTTTTCGCCGCCTTGATCTGATCGGCTTTGCTCGCGGACCATGACGCACCGGCATCACCTCCCCAGAGTTGCCACGCGACATACCCCGGCTTCTCTTCGCCAGCCTTGTCCCAGCCGGGCGATTTGCTGGCCGTAGCGTGTCGTTTGAACCATGCCGCCATCTCGATCACGTGGTCTTCGGTCAGTGACTCGCGGGCGGAAATCTTGCGGGCTCTTGCCACGGTCTCCGGCTTGAGTCCGTCACCGGATCGGCCAGCCTCGTGCAGCCGCAGCCCCTCGCGGGCAGCCGATGCCATGCCTGCCGAGGGCCTGGTACTGATCCCGTTGGCTCGCTCCTCAGCCAGTGTCAGCCGGGCGAAGTGTGCCTCCAGTGGATCACCCGTCAGCATCGCCGCAGCCTTCGCCTTGGCCAGAGAACGCAACGCCATCTCGGTAGCCTGATAGGCCGGATAGGTCACAGCCGACACGTCGAACAAGTCCACGTTGTGCAGCTCGCGGACCTGCCGATCTCCTTCCTGCCTCCAGATGTCGCTCTTGGTCGTGAACCCAAACGACATTTGATCCATGTCACCCCTGCGGATCTTCGGCACCAACGCCTGCACGTCGGGGTCTGTCGGGTCGAGGTCTGCCTCCATCTTTAATCCCCGCTGATCCTCCGCCAGTCGCAAGGTGCCGGACTTCGTGCGGGCCAGTGGCGTGCCGTCGTGATTCACCAAGAACCGCACGTCGGCACCGCTTGCCAGCGAACGGGTGAACGCACCGGGCCGGATGATCTCGACGAACCCGCCGAGGTCTTGAGAGAGTGAATTGAACACCGCGGCATAGCCTCTCAGCGTCACCTTGCCATCGGGCTCAGACCGCAACTCAATCTCCGCGCACGCTCTGTACTCTCGATCGCTCATCGCACAACCTCCCGGGCGAATTCGGTCGCCCTCCGTGCATCCCACCGGGACACAACTGATTCGACGCTCTCCGGCAGCCTGTCCGCCGACACCTCGCACGCTGTCAACAGGGCTTGTCGGGACTGCTCGACGTGACGCCGCACGATCTCAGCCGCATCGAGAGACTGCCGCAAATGCAACCCCAACGCTCTCACGGTCGGGCCGATCGCCTGCTCCAGTGTGGCCGCGTGCTCGGCGTAGAACGTGTCCAGCCACCCGAGGAACTCGCCGGGCTTGTTGGCCGCACGGCTCGCCGCGTTCCTCTCCTTGCTCAGCAGCCGGGTGAGGTCGTTTTCCAAGATGCTCCGCAGCGCATCGCCGAGGTCTGGGGAATCATCCACCTCCGCCTGTGCAACGCTCGTTGCTCCAACCGCCGGTGTCTGGCTCGCGGTCATGGCGGTAGTGATCGGCACCATGTTCCCGTTGACCAGATAGGCGTCACCGTCGTCACTTGGTATCGGGTTCATTCCTTCGCGGTCCCTGATCTCGTTGGCACTCATCCACCCGTTTTGCCGAGCCACAGCGTAGGCATCATAACGGCTTTTCAGGTCCGCTAGTGAGAGGTCGTCTAGGTCTAACTCAGTGAAGTATGTCGGCTTCTCTTCAGCCGAGAACAGTTTGCGGTGGGCCTCCTGCTGCATTGCAATCGCAAGAGGCCGGATGGTGTAGGTCTTGTACTCGATAGACTGATGCTCAATGTTGCCGAAGGTCGCCCGCGACAAGTCTCGCAACAGGTGAGGAGGGATGTTGAACCACCTCGCGACTTCCGCAATCTGGAATTGACGTTGCTCCAACAACTGGGCATCCACCGCGCTCATCTGCATTGCCTGAAACTCCATGCCCTCTTGGAGCACGGCAATCCGTCCAGCCTTGTCGGCTCCCCGGTGCATCGCGTCCCATTCGTCCCGGATGTTGCTTCGGGCCGCTGGCGTGAGTTTGCCGGGATGCTTGAGGATCCCTCCGGGCCGTGCCCCATTGGCGAAACTGCTGCCGGAATACTGCTCCATCCCGATCGTTAGGCCGAATGAGTCGCGGGCTCGCTGTACCAGTCCCTTTCCAACAATGCCATCACTCGCCATCAAAGGCACGTGATAGACATTCTCTGGATATAGGGGAACCGCATTCAATCCATGTTCATCAGAGACAGAGTAGTAGATTTTCCCCATCCCATCGCGATGCACCGACACCCGCGACGGATGCAACCACCACAGTGCCACGGGACGCCCGCCCCGATTGCGTTCGATCTCTGCGACCATGTTTCCGTGGAGATAAAAGCTGGTCATCATGGCGATTCGCCACGAGAACGCCGTCATCTCGCTGTTAGGCTCCTGATCGAGCAGCAGACGCAACGGGTGATCGTACCGTTCGATATTCGCCTCGTCCTGCCGTTCGTAGACCTCCCATTCAAGCTGGGCCACTGTCTCCGCGATCACTCGGACAGCAGCGTAGACCGCCGAGGCAGACAGCGCCGTAGCCTCTGTGATCGCAACACCGCTCGAACTACGAGGCATCAAGGCGTCCGCCACCTGCTGCGACATGCTCCGTGATTCCGGTGCAATCCAGCTCGCCAGCCCTCGCCGAATCCCTGCAATGATGCTCACAGTGACAGACTTCCTTTCGTGTCGTAAACGCTGCCCACTTCGCCGTCAACCATCGCGGTCCCCATCGCCATGATGGTAGCGACGATGCCGTCGATCTTGTCTGCAGATCGGGACTTGCTGGGCCGGATATTATCGCTCTTGTCCCTCTCCGCCGCTACGTTGCCTGCCATCCAGCGTAACACCGGGTCGCCATCGTGATGTAACGTCTGGTTCGCAATGCGTCTTTCGAATTCCTTCGAGGGTGCCGCGAAACTGCCGATGGTCTGGCGAAATTCCTTGAGCCTCTCCGCCGGGAACCCCGCCGCTGCCAGTTGCTGGGCCATCGCTCTGGCCGGTCCCCAGGGGTCGTAGGCCAGACACTGCAAGTCGAACCGCTCGGCCACCTCGCACAGTTCCGCACAGATCACCCCGTAGTCTGCGACGTTGCCGTCTGTCTGCGTGATCAGCCCCTGTGCCGCCCATCGCTTCGCCTGTGCGCGGTCCTGTTTTCCCCGAATGTCCGCGACTTCTTCGGGCATCCAGTACCGACATTTCACGTAGTAATCCGCGTCTCGCTTGAACACCATTGACAGTGCATTGATGTCGCGCGTTGATGCCAAGTCCAGACCGCACCAAACCGGCTCACCCGAGAACTCTGAGAGATCGAAATCAGTGCGGCACTGGTCCCAATGGTGCATTTGAATCCAGCGGACGGCCTGCTCGGTCCACTGGTTGAGGTACAAGTTGCGAAATGTGTTCTCTGCTGCTGGGTTGTTTTTGGCTGCTTCACATTCCTCTTTCAGGAAATCCAACGACACAGACGCGCCTAGATTTGGATTGGCTCTCCTCCATGTGTCTTCATTAGTCCAATCGTCTGCAATGTCCGCACCGAAAATACAGCCGTAGAAAGTCGGGTCGCCGTCCGGCTTTTCAATCGCCGCCTTTGCCCGTTGGTGCATCTCCCAACAGATCGAAGACCGGTCGTGTCCTGCCGTTGTGATCGCCACCACCAGAGGATTGGCCCGGGCTCCGCGCCCCGACAACATCGCGTCCCACAAATCGCGGTTCGGCTGTGTGTGTAGTTCATCGAATATGATGCCATGCGGTGACCGTCCATGTGCTGTGTATGCCTCAGCCGATGCCGCTTCGTACCATCCACCCGAAGACCTTGCATGGATCTTGTACTGCCTCCGCTCCGTCTTGTCGGCCAATAGCGGGCTTCCTAGTTCAATCATTCTTCGGGCCATGCCATAAACGATAGATGCTTGCGCCCGATCCCCAGCACATGAATAAACTTGCGGACGTTTCTCTCCATCGCACAGTAGCAGATACAACGCCAACCCTGCCGCAAATGTGCTTTTGCCGTTCTTTCGCGGGATTTCAATATAGGCAATGCGGTATCGACGTGTGCCATCTTCCCGAACCCAGCCGAACAGGTCACGGACGATCTTCCGCTGCCACGGCTGAAGAATGAAAGCCTGACCGGCCCAGACTCCCTCGATGTGGCGCAATTCGCCTTCGAAGAATCGGACTGCACGATCAGCTTTCTTTTCATCGAAGAAGTAGGCCATCAGTCGTAGAGGTCTGCGTTTACCTGGACGTTGACCTGCGTTGTAGGTTGCGCCGGCTTGTTCTGGGCCATCATTGCCACGAGCACTTTGGCCGCATTGACACGCGCTCGATCATCCTCCGATGTAATGACCAGCCGGATCATCTCATCTGGGATTCGCTTGAGTGCCTCGGGACGGATCTCCCATCCATTATGCAATGCCTGTTGAATCAACCGCAGATCCTTCCCCGGTGTTCGAGGGTCGATCTGTGCCACGGTGGGAACAGGCGGGGGAACCGGCTTCGCACCGCCCCCCAATCCCCCCTTTAGCGGCTTGTCATCGGCTGGCCTGATCATCGCCCTCCCCTCCTCTCTGCTTGGCGTCCTGTCAGCGTCTCCCAACGCTTCACGATCACGTCGCAATACTGCGGGCTGATTTCCATGCCGTAGCACTTCCGCCCCAGTTGCTCGGCTGCGATCAAAGTTGTGCCGGAACCGCAGAACGGTTCGTAGACAGCATCTCCGCTTTGAGTGTGCTGCTGAATGCCAATTGATGGCAAGGCGACCGGGAAAGATGCCCCATGCCCGTTTTGCATATTGTCCCCATCACGGGCCGTAATTCTCCACACATTCCAGTAGACTCCTCCGTTCTGGTTGCTTTTGTACTTGTTCGTTCTTGACAGCAAGAACACCAATTCGCAAGAACGACTGTAAATATTATCACCCGCAACATTCATGCCAATTTTTTTATCCCACACAATCGTTTCCTGAACCGGCAGCGGATTGTTTTCCGAGAAAATAACCAGCCCATATTCTCGGCGTGACTTGGCGTTATAAGACACATTCCACAACACTAGACCGCTGTCTTCCAGCACCCTTTCGGTTTGATGAAGAATTCTTAGCAAGAATTGCTGATACTCGGCACTCGACATGTTGTCGAATTCCGTGTTATACATCTTTTTGAAATCGGTAC